AAAATTTTCAAAATATTCTTAAGAGTTTCTATGTAAAAGATGAACTCAATCCAAAAATTTGGGATAATCCCGAAAATTCTTCTGATGCCAAAATGAAAGAAGACATTAGAGAAAGATTATTGGAGATTGCAAATGAGTTCGTTAATTTCTTAGGATTGGAGATTTTTGTTCAAAATGTAACCATGACCGGTTCTTTGGCTAACTATAATTGGTCGGAATTTTCAGATGTGGATTTACACATCATGTATGATTTTAATGAATCAGGTGATAAAAAAGATTTGGTTGCAGAATTATTTAAATTAAAAAAAACATTATTTAATTCAACCCATGATATTACAGTAAAAGGATATGACGTTGAATTATATGTACAAGATACCAATGAACCTCACATTTCCAGTGGGGTTTATTCCGTTTTATACGATGAGTGGATTAACGAACCATCACCTGAAGAGGTAACAATAGATGAAGCTAAATTGAAAGAAAAAGTCAATCAATGGACGGATATGATTGATTTGGTGATTAGTGATATAGAGGAAGATGATGAAGATTTACACCAATCGATTGATAAAATTGATAAGTTAAAAGATAAACTAAAGAAGTATAGAAGTTGTGGATTAGAAAAAAATGGTGAGTATTCTTATGAGAATTTAGTGTTTAAGTTTTTAAGAAGAAATGGATACATTCAAAAACTTTTTGATTTTGAAAATGAAATTATAGATAAACGCTTATCCTTAGAAGGGGAAGAAATTATTTAAGAAATATCTTAAATATAAAGAATTTTGGAAAAACACAACTATCAATATATTTATTAATAAAAAATAATTATGGCAATCACTGGATGTACAGACAATTATTATACTTATAATATCCAAATAAATTTAAGTGGAGACACTATAAATCCATTACACCCCGTTTTTACTGACGGTGATAACCAAACCGTTGGTGCACAACAATGTAATTCAGTTACTATCGGTGGTTCAGGATTAAACAATTAAAAAAATTAAACAAAAATAAAAATGGCAGATTTAAAACCTATTGGAAGTGAAAAGTTAGAAGGTATTGATAAGTTAAGACGTATCATGGAAATATCTAATTACGGCAACTCTAACTCTAACATCAACGAATCATCTTCTTCGGCATCAGAATATTCAATTCAATTAGCCGATGGAAACTATTACGGTATCGTGAGAGAAAAATCAGGATATATCGTTAAAAGAGGAATCACTGAATCAGAATTTGATTACATTGACCCAATGAAAAACAGAAAATATCATAAATCATTTTCACAAGCAATGAAGAAAATAAATTTGATTGCTGGTGAGTTAAATAGACTACACGAAAATGAAGAAGGTATTAACCTTATTGGTGAACAGAAAAAATTTGTTTTAAAAACTCCTAAACCAGCTGAACCTGAAGTTGATATGTCAGCTTCTATGGATGTTGAGACACCTGCGCCAGCACCTGCACCTGAAGGTGGAGAAGAAATGGATATGAGTATGGATACCGAACCAACTGCTGATGGTGGTGAAGAAATGGATTTAAGTATGGATACTGAACCAACTGCTGACGGTGGTGATGAAATGGACATGAATATGGACATTGATACACCTGAAGGAGGTGATGATGAAGAATTATCATTTAAATCAATTCAAAAATTAACAGGAAAATTAGGTCAAAAATTAAGAACATTAGACTCATCACAAGGAATGTCTTCTGAAAATATTAAGTATGTATTAAATTCAATTTTATCTGCCTTGGATTTATCAAAACTTACAGAAGAAGATTATGACGATGTAATGTCTAAGTTTGAAGAAGATGAAGACACAATTGATTATGGTGTTGAAGATGAAACAGATATTGATGTTGAAGCTGGTGATGAATTAGATTTTGGTGGTGACACGGAAATGGACGCTGAGGTTGATGCTGAAGTTGGTGAAATGACTGAAGACCATGATGAAGGACATGATGAAAACTACGATGATATTTTCTTAAGTATCGGTAACGAACCCTGGTTTAACAGAGGTGATAGACCATATAAGGGAAATTTTGATTTTGAATACGATGAAGAAGATATTAACTCATATGATGATTTAATATCAAAATATGGTGACAAACAAAAATGGTTTGCAACAGATAGAAGTGACGCAAGAGAATTCGGAATGACTGGTGACGGTAGAAGAATGTTTGATATGTATAGAGAAAAATATGGACAACCATTTAAATTACGTAAGAGAAGACCAATAAATACATCATACGATAGCGCTTTAGATGAAATTTTCTCAGAATCAAAAATTGAAAAAGTATTGTCAAAATATTTTGTAGTTACTGAATCTGAAAAAAAATCTAACAAAGATAAAGAAGTAAAAAAATACATCACAGAAAGAGTTAAGAATTCTTTAATTAGAAAAGAAATTAAAAACTTATGTGAGACAGTTGAGCAAGAATTAACTGCAGATTTCATCATTAAGGAACACAATAATGTTAAATTCATTGGTAAAACTAACAAACAGAATTTAGTGTTTGAAGCTGATGGAAAAACAATTAAAGTTTCCTTTAAAGGTGAAATTTTATGAAATTAATATACGTTAACGAACTAGGTCCAAACTACAAGGGAGATAACGTGTATGAATTTATCTTCTCTACGCAAGAAGATGTATGGGGTGATGATTGGGACGTTGAACCAGCTTCAGGGAGACCAACACCACCCCATATTCAATTTATAGAAAAGGTAGGAGTTTTGAAAAACTCAGGTATTGAACTAAACCTAATTCAAAACTCTGATTTCTTTTCAGTATTTGACTCTGTTGAAGGAGTCATCGCTCTCGGGTGGGAAAACTCTGATAGCGAAGCCGTAACTGATAAAAAATATACCCGTTTGGTTTTCCATTACGGTGAAACTGAAAAATCTGTTTCGGATAAATTATACGAAAGAGACATAGTTCTCAAATGGGAAAAAAGTTTAGTAGAATGAAAACTAACGATATAAAAGTAATAAAATTAATGAAAGAAGGTTTTTCATTTGAAACTCTTCGTAATTTAAATGAAAGCCAGGTTAATATTCTTTATAAAAAAATTATAAAAGAAATTTCTGAACCAAAAGAAGCAACTACACAAACCGTTAAAAAAACAACCTATAGTAAAAGTGAGGTTGATAAAATTAAACAAGACCAGGGTGGACTAAATGTGAATGGAACTGTAAGTCCTAATGATGATGGTTCGGTTACGGTTACCACATCTGAAGAGATTTCTGAAGACTCTAATTTAGATGCTGCTGTTGATAAAGATAGTGGATACGACCCATATGCGGGTAATAGTGTTGGAAATGATGCGGGTCCATCTAGTAACGATGGTGATAATAATGCCGATGATGGAATGTCTATTGAGTCTGAAATTAAAGAAAAGGCGGTTTCAAAAAAACAACAAAAATTTATGGGTTTAGTTAAATCTTATAAAGAAGGTGATGTAAAACCATCAGAAGTTTCTAAAAGTGTTAAAGATGCTGCAAAATCTATGACAAAAAAAGAAGTTGATGATTTTGCAAGTACAAAACATAAAGGTTTACCTACTAAAGTTGAAAAAACAAAAAAAGAATCTTATCTTCGTAATGTAAAAATGATTGAAGAATCATTGATTAAGTTAGTTCAAAAACACATTACACCCGTTATGACAAAGAAAGATTTAATAAATATTGTAGAGCAAGGTCCCGGCACAAAAGAAGCACCAACTAAGACTCCAACTAAAACACCATCAAAACCTGAAAGAAAAAACCCTTATAAACCAAAACACGCACCGGCACCAAAAGCTAAAAAAGATGATGAAACTTTTTCAATGGAATTACCATCATTTTTAAAATTTGATAATTTAAATATACAATTTAGTGATGAAAAAGAATCTTAAAGAGGCTCCAGTAGACTATGGTGATAGACCAGAAAGAATGTCACCTGACATTCAGAAAAAAATTGAAGACAGAGAAACACCTTTGTCTGACTCACCAGCATTTCCCGAAGATGAGGGCAACTCTTCATTTGAAGAATTGATTGCCTCAAAAAGATTTAAAGATGTTGTAGATAAAGTTAAAAGATATACAGGTTTACAAAACATTTCAGGACAAAACGCATTTATGCAACTTCAAATGATGTTGATGCAAGCCGTTCAAAAAGTTAAACAAATTGAGAGTGGTAATGAAGAATATTTAGAGAATTTAGCAGTTGATTTGGTTAAGAAAGAAATGTCATTACCTGATGATGCATTTCAGTTTGATGTTGAGTTAATAGGTTCACCATCTCAAATGGATACATCAAAAATGAGAAAACAATCAGAAGAACCATCTTCTGAAGATATTGAAGAAAATTTTGGTGTGTCTGAGGATGAAGCCGAAGAGGATTTAGATAATTTCATGGCGGCTTTTGATAAGTTTGACATGGAAAAAGCTAAAAGACGTTTTATTAATTCATTAATACAAGGAGCATCTAAAAAGGGACATTATATGTTTAGTTTAGTTGAGGAAGAGTTAAATAGACTAAATCCTGAACTTTTAAATTTGTATGGTGTATTGATGTCAATCAATGATTTAGTTTATTGGATAATGCCTGATGAGGCGGCACAGATGATGGCGGAGTCAGGACAAGGTGTTGCAGGTTCGGAAGAGGTAGATGAAACAACAGACCCACCAACAATTAAAGCTAAAGGTATGTTCTTCCCTGTCTTAATACATGAATTATTAAAGGGAGTGTATGAGGTTTTGGGTACTCAAGGTTTACCTGATGACCCAAAACAAGCAGAAATGGTTATGGCATCTCAAGATACATTACCATATGAAATATGGGATTTAAGATTAGGTCCTGTAATTTGGGAAAAATTCTTGTCCGTATATCCTGATGAATTATTTGAAGAAGATATGAGAGAAATACAAAATTATCTTTTCTCAAGATTTTCATCACTTAGTACCGACCAATTTTTTGAATTGTCTAAAGAAATATTATCAGGTAGTGAAGATGGTAAAAAAGCAGTAAGAGCCATGGTTGATGAAATCATACAAGAAATTAAAGACGAAGATTATGAAAAATCTATGAGTCAATTCAGAGATGATGACGAGGAAGGTTTTGACTTAGATAATTTCTTAGATGGTTTAGGAATTGGCGGTCCTGCGGTATAAAAACTAAAGAAATGAGAACATGGGTTTATCTAAAGAACAGGCAATACTCGAATATGCACGTTGTGTAAAAGATACTCCATACGCTCTAAAAACTTATCTTCAGACCTACGACAATACACAGTCAAAATATGTTCCATTAGAACTATTTCCCGACCAAGTAAGTTTACTTAAAGATTACGACAATTACGAAGAAAACATTGCCCTAAAGTATAGACAGGCTGGTGTGTCAACAGTTACATCGGCGTGGGTTTCTAAAAGACTTGTAACCGCATCTAAAAACAAACCTGAGAAGATTCTAATTATTGCAAATAAATTAGATACTTCTCAAGAAATGGCGAATAAAATTCGTGCGTTTGTTGACCAATGGCCTTCTTGGTTTGGAATAACCTTTTCTGTTGAAAAAAATTCACAAAGACATTTTAAATTAAGTAATGGATGTGAGGTAAAAGCCGTCGCAACATCTAAAGATGCACTTCGTGGATATACACCCACCATTCTTATATTTGATGAGGCGGCATTCATTGAAGCTGATAATGATTTCTGGTCCGCTTGTATGGCATCACTTTCAACAGGAGGTAAAGTAATAGTTATTTCAACACCAAATGGATTTGACCCTATATATCATTCAATCTACAGTCAAGCGGTAAAAGGAATGAATGATTTTAAAATAACTGAAATGTTTTGGTATCGAGACCCTCGTTACGCTGAAGATTTAAAATTAATTAAAGTTAAAGATATTGTTCACTATATGTTGAACAGAGAAGATTATAATGATAATGAAATTATTTTAGATTATACAAGTATTAATCCAATGAAACGTGATTTTAACGAAATCACTCAAAAATTTGAAGAGGGTTATAAACCATACTCATCGTGGTTTGAAAAAATGTCAAAAAAATTAAAATTTGACAGAAGAAAAATTGCCCAAGAATTGGAATGTAATTTCTTAGGTTCAGGTGATAATGTAATACCGCAATCTACTATGGACCAAATAAGAGAAAATGACATAATGGAACCCGTTAATAAATTTATGGGTAATAGTGTTTGGCAATGGAAAGAGCCTGAATTGGGTCACAAATATATTATGGGTATTGACGTATCTCGTGGTGATAGTGAAGACTTCACAACATTTACTATTGTTGATTTTGATACCCGTGAACAGGTTTTAGAATATATTGGTAAGATTCCACCTGATGTCGCTGCTGAGGTTGCCTATAAATGGGGTACAATGTATTCTGCATTTATTGTTATAGATATTACTGGAGGTATGGGAGTATCAACATCTAGAAAACTTCAAGAAATGGGATATAAAAATTTATACGTTGATGGAATGAATATGGCGGATAAATGGAAGTATAATCCAAAAATAAATGAAAAAATTCCTGGTATAAATTTCAACTCTAAACGTGTTCAAATTATTGCAGCTTTTGAGGAAGCATTAAGACATGATTTTAAAATACGTTCTTTAAGATTATTTAATGAATTGGGTACTTTTGTATATGTAAATGGTAGACCTGACCACCAAAAAGGACAACATGACGATTTAATAATGGCTATGGCAATGTCTATATATGTTGGTGAAAGTTCGTTTAGTCAATTAGAAAAAGTTACAGAACAAACAAAGGCCATGTTAGAAAGTTGGTCTGTATCTACTAATGAATATAAAGACAAATCACAAGATTTTAATCCATCTATTCCTGTAATGCCAAATCCAAATAATAATCGAGGTATGTACCAAAACCCAACCAGAAATGATTATGAGAAGTATTTATGGTTATTCGGTAAGTGATATTTAATTTAATTAAATATTTCATACTATTTATGTAAAAAGTAGTTTAATGGCAGATAATAATTTAACAATATGGCAAAGATTAGGTCAGGTATTTGGGCCAGACTCAACTTTAGACCAACAAGCTCCAATATATAAGTTTGACAAGAAAGAGTTATTAAAAACTCCAAACAAACAAGAGTATGAAAGAGAAAAACTTCAAGCTCAACAATCTTTATATTTAGGTCAACAATGGACAAAGATTGAAAATAATCTTTATACACAAGCAGTATATTATGAACCAACAAGACTTGCGTCTTATTATGATTATGAGAGTATGGAATATACTCCCGAAATATCTGCAGCTTTAGACATATACGCCGAAGAATCAACAACAACAAATGAAGATGGATACATATTACAAATTTATTCAGAAAGTAAACGTATTAAATCAGTACTTGCAGACTTGTTCAACAATAGACTTGATATTAATACTAATTTACCTATGTGGACTAGAAATACTTGCAAATTTGGTGACAATTTTGTCTATTTAAAATTAGACCCTGAAAAAGGTATTATGGGTGGACAACAACTTCCAAACATTCAAATTGAAAGATTGGAAAGAGGTATGAAATATTCACCTAATAGAAGTAGTACTACAACAGAGAACGATGCTCTAAAATTCTTATGGAAAGATAAGGATATGGAGTTTAACACATGGGAGATTGCTCACTTTAGGTTATTGGGTGACGACCGAAAACTTCCATATGGTACTTCTATGTTAGAAAAAGCAAGAAGAATATGGAAACAGTTATTATTAGCCGAAGATGCGATGTTAATATACAGAACATCAAGAGCACCTGAAAGAAGGGTATTTAAAATATTTGTGGGTAATATGGATGATAAAGATGTTGAACCATATGTAAACCGAGTTGCAAATAAGTTTAAGAGAGACCAAATTGTGGACCCATCAAACGGTAATGTGGATTTGAGATATAATCAGATGGCGGTTGACCAGGATTACTTTATTCCTGTTCGTGACCCAAATGCACCAAACCCAATTGATACATTACCAGGTGCACAGAACCTTTCAGAAATTGCGGATATTGAATACATTCAAAAGAAATTGTTAACAGCTCTTCGTGTTCCTAAGGCATTCTTGGGATTTGAAGAGGTGGTTGGTGACGGTAAAAACCTATCATTACAGGATATTAGATTTGCAAGAACTATTAACAGAATTCAAAAATCTATGATTCAAGAATTAAATAAGATTGCAATTATTCACCTTTATCTTTTAGGTTTTGAAGATGAGTTAAACAATTTTACTTTAGGTCTTACCAATCCATCAACACAAGCAGACCTTCTTAAGGTTGAACAATGGCAACAAAAGATTCAGTTGTATCGTGATGCTACCACTGACCCAGGAAATGGTATATTACCTGTTTCTGCATCATGGGCTAAGAAACACATTCTTGGGTTCTCAGATGAGGAAATTAAGTTGGATATTCAACAACAACGTATTGAAAAGGCGGTTGCTGCTGAACTTGAAAAGACTGCGGAGGTTATTACCAAGACAGGTATTTTTGCAAACATCGATAAGTTATATGGAAACAAACCTGGTGAAGGTGGAAGTGCAACACCTGAAGGTGAGGTTACAGAACCGGCAGATACAGGATTTGGTGACTTAGGTGACTTAGGTGGTGGAGGTGCAGAAACCGCACCTGCGCCTGCACCTGAAGCAGGAGGAGGTGCAGAAACACCACCAGCACCTGAATTGGCACCCGAATCAAGAACAGTAAATGATTTAAATTTAATTTTAGAAGATGATATATTAACGGGTATAGATTCTTTAGATTTATCAAAAGGTAAAAAGTCTTTATCAGAAATGGATGACAAATTGGGCGAGTTACTAAATTCGTAATATTTATAAATAAAATATTATGAAACATTTCGGACACATTAAAACAAAAATTGAAGAGTCAATGGTTAAACTCTACGGAAAAAAAGAGTTTAAATCACATATGAAAAATTTCAAAAAGAATGTTTTAGAGAATAAAAACATATCAAAAATTTATTATATCTATGATGATTTATCATCTAACAAGGGTATAGATAAAGAAATCGCCACAGATTATGTAAATGAGTCAATTGAACAATTACAATCATTAATTGAAAAAAATACAAAAGAAATTAAAAATTTGAGTGAATGGATTGATTCTATTTTAACCGAAACAAATGATAACAAATATTCTGATATAGATAATGTTGTTTATAATAATAAATCAATCAAAAATTTAGAATCGGTTTTAGAATCAAAAAAGAACATTAAAAATTTAATAACAACAAAAAAAGAAGAAAAAATAGTTAAAGAATCAATTAACATTCCATTGTCCTCAATGTTAAAGATAGCATCAAATTCATTTAATAGAGAGTTTGAAAATATTAATGAGTCAGAAAAAGAAGAATTAAAATCATTATTATCATTATCAAGAAAAGAAATTAATGAAAAATTTGAAGAGTTAAAACAATCTGTTTTGGGTAAATTAAATTCAAATTTGAATGAATCAACAGATTCTGAAATAACTGAAAGAATAAGTTTAACAATACAAAAAATTTCAGAATCAAAAAGTGACTTAGTATCACTTTATAAACTTAAACAATTAAACGAAGGATTATGAAAAATGTTTTAGAATTTATTAAAAATTTATTTTCAATTTGTAAAAATTGGATTGTATCAAACGGAATTGAAGGTGTACTTGGATTATTAGTAGGTTTGGTACTTTGGGCTATGGGATATAAGATTTGGGCTGGTTTCTCATTTGGTGTGTTCGCAACAAGAAACTGGGATATCGTTAAATCTTGGTTTTCGTCTAAATTTAAAAATTAAAAAAATTATTTAAAAATTAAAAAGGGGTCAATAGACCCCTTTTTTTATTATTAATCGTTAAAACTATCTTTTAGTTTTTGAACGTATTTGGCTTTTTTAATCTTTTCTCTTCTTATGGTACATTTCTTTTTAAATTCTTGACGGTCACGAAGTTGTTCAATTTGCTTGGTTTTAATAACCTTATACTTATAACGTTTAAGAGCCCTATCAATAGATTCGTTTTTCCCTACCTGTATTACTATCATATATTAATATTATGATAATAAATATATTAATTGTAGTCAAGTTTTGACTTAAGTTAAAAATTGTTGTATAATTTATAAAAATAAACGAAATGTAATATGAATATTAATGAAAAAAGGAAAAACATCAAAGTTAAATGTTTTTGATAAAGCAAAGTGTTTTTATGGTACTGTAGATTCAAAAGAACTTAAATCAATTTATATAGTTATACAATCATGGATTGAACCAAAAAAAGAAGTACATAGTTGGGATAGAGTAATAGGTAATTTAAAAAGACAAATTCAACACAATTTATTAGAGTCGGTAGATTTATTAACATTTGAAAAAAATTCCATAGTTGATTTAGATTTAAGAACAAGTGGAATACAATTAGAAAAAAAATCATTTTTAAATTTAGAAATTACGTTATTTTTAAAAAATAAAGATGAAGATTTTAAATCAATATTTTTAAGAGATAAAATTAAAAAAATAGTATCATCCGTTTATACTGATGAGTTATACACTTCAGAGTATTTTACATTATCAAAAACAAAAACACAAAAAGTTTGATATTTATTGTAAAATTCTATCGTGAATATATTAATAACCGAAGAACAATTAAAAAAATTTAAAAAGCATCTTAAAGAAGAAAAAAATTCTTTAGATGCTTTAAATAATTTCATAGATAAGAACAAAGTTTATGAAACAGGTTCTTTAAAAATTTATTTAAAGAATATTAAATTGAC